TTTGAATTGGAGAATAAAGTTCCATTCTAAAATGCTATTTATTTCTACAGTCTTAATTTTTAACAAACACTAAAAAAAGCGAATATGAGTCTAAAAGACGAACGCATTGTTTACAAACCATTTGAATACGCAAAAGCACAGGAGTATTGGTTGAAACAACACCAAGCGCACTGGTTACATACTGAAGTTCCAATATCACAAGATGTTACAGATTGGAACAGTAATTTAAGAGATCACGAGAAAAATGTGATAGGAGGAATCCTAAAAGGATTTGCTCAAACAGAAACGGTTGTAAATGATTACTGGACATCCCTTGTCACAAAATGGTTCAGAAAACCAGAGATAATAGCAATGGCTACTACCTTTGGAGCATTCGAAACTATTCATGCAGAGGCCTACGCTCTGTTGAACGAACAATTAGGGTTAGATAACTTTGCAGAGTTCTTAGAAGATGAGACTACTGCTGCAAAGATACAAGCACTGATGACTGTTCGTGATGGAAACTCTGGAGAAACAGACTGGCATGAGGCAGCTAGATCTCTAGCAATCTTCTCAGCATTTACTGAAGGAGTTAATTTATTTTCTTCTTTTGCAGTATTGTTATCATTTAAAATGAGAAACAAACTAAAAGGAGTAGGACAAATCGTTGAATGGTCTGTAAGAGATGAGTCTCTTCATTCAGAGGCAGGATGTTGGTTGTTTAGAACCCTTATGCAAGAATATCCTGAATTAAAAACAGATAAATTGATTAAAGATATTGAAGAAGCAGCGAGACTTGCTCTTGAATTAGAATTTAATTTTATTGATAAGATATTCGAAATGGGCGATTTAGAGAATTTATCTAAAGACGAACTTAAGAATTTCATTAAACATAGAGTAAATACTAAGATGGGAGATCTAGGATTAAAGCCTTTAATACCTTCAGATCAAATCGATAAAGGAGCATTAAAACAAATGCTTTGGTTCGATGCCGTAGTAGCTGGAAAACAGCACACAGACTTCTTTGCCAATAGAGTTACGAACTACTCTAAAGGACATATGGATTGGGATAACGCATTTTAATTAAATTTTATGACAATAGATTACAGTACTTGGAAGCCAGGAGTTGATTACCCTGAGTGGATGAACGAAGTATCTTTGGCTACAATCTCGAAAGGATACCTACTTCCTGATGAGACACCAAAGAAGGCTTACAAGCGAGTTGCAGATGCAGTAGCAAAAAAATTAGATCGTCCAGATCTAGCAAATAAGTTCTTTAAGTATATGTGGAAGGGATGGTTAAACCTAGCTTCACCAGTACTATCGAATACAGGAACTGACAGAGGATTACCAATCTCATGTTTCGGTATCGATACTCCAGATTCAATCAGAGGGATAGGATTAACCAATGCAGAACTAATGAGACTTACCTCTCTAGGAGGAGGAGTAGGAATTGGACTAAGTAAGGTAAGAGGAAGAGGAGTTAAGATCGGAACAGGAGAGTCAGGACAGTCAGAGGGTATTGTGCCTTGGGCTAAGATATATGACTCAACTATTATTGCAACCAATCAAGGTTCAGTAAGAAGAGGAGCAGCTTCAGTCAACTTGGATATCAACCATCCAGACATTAAGGAGTTCTTACAAATCAGAAGACCAAAGGGAGATCCAAACAGACAGTGTTTGAATTTACACCAATGTATATCAGTGGATGATAAATTCATGCAGAGATTGGAGCACAGAGATCCAGAAGCGATGGAGGTTTGGGTAGAGATACTAAAATCAAGAGTTGAGACAGGTGAACCGTACTTAATGTTTAAAGACAATGTAAATAATGCTAATCCACCTGCATACGTTAAGAATAACCTAGAGGTAACAATGACCAACATCTGTTCAGAGATTGCATTGCATACTGACGAAGAGCATTCATTTGTATGTTGTTTATCATCTTTGAACTTAACAAGATATGAAGAGTGGAAGGATACTGACTTAGTTGAGACAGCAATCTACTTCTTAGATGGAGTATTGGAGGAATTCTTAGTTAAGACAAACGGAAAAGAGTCTATGATTAGATCACACCGTTCTGCTAAGAAAGGAAGAGCATTGGGATTAGGAGTTTTAGGATGGCATACATTCTTACAATCAAAAGGAATTCCATTTACATCTATTGCAGCTACTTCTTGGACAAATAGAATATTCTCACAAATTAAATCACAAGCAGAAGCAGCTTCTAGAAAATTGGCTGAGGAATACGGAGAACCGGTTTGGTGTAAAGGAACAGGAATGAGAAATACTCACTTACTTGCAATCGCACCTACAGTATCTAACTCAACAATCTCAGGAGGAGTATCAGCAGGTATTGAACCAATCCCAGCTAACGTTTATACGTTCAACTCTTCTAAAGGTACTTTCATTAGAAAGAATCCAGTATTGGAAGAATACCTAGATAAGAAAGGACATAACTCAGAAGAGGTATGGCAACAAATCCTTAAAGATAGAGGATCAATCGCTAACCTACCGGAAGACGTTATGCCGTTTGAAGATAAAGAAGTATTTTTAACTTTTGCAGAGATTAACCAATTGGCTCTAGTTGAGCAAGCAGCAATCCGAGGCAAGTACATAGATCAAGCTCAATCATTGAATTTAGCATTTGATCCAGGTGACAGCCCTAAATTTATAAACCTTGTTCACCAGACAGCTTGGAAACTAGGACTAAAGACGTTATATTATTTAAGAACTGATTCTGTTATAAATGGGGACATCGGAAGTAGAACTTCTGAAGACTGTTTAAGCTGTGACGGATAGAAATTAAATTATGGAAATACTAATAGTACTTTTAGTTATTCTTGTTGCTTTTTTAGTAGCAGCAATTTACCTAATACAGATTCAACTTACCGATGCTAAAGCAGCATTGATAGAGAAGGATGCTACTCATGAAATTGAAAAAGCAAAAGTAAAAAAAGACTCAACATTCAGATCATCAGCAGTTAACTGGGGTAAGACAATTGAGCACTTCGTTCCTTTCATGACTAAGTTTCCAGTACCACCTGAGGATGTAGTATTCTTAGGAATGCCTATCGATTATGTAGGGTTTACTAATACTGAAAGCAAAACCAAGTGTGAAGTTCACTTTATAGAGGTTAAGTCAGGAAATTCAATACTGATGGGTAAGCAGAGGAATATTAAGAAGGCAATACAAGAGGGAAGAGTTCACTGGCATGAAATTGCAGTGGATGGTAACCGAGCAGAGGTTATCGAAGAAGATAAGGTATAACTTACCTATTTATTTAAAAGAGGTTTCATATCAACTGTTTTATTAATTAATTTTATGTACAGAGGATATGAGACTTCTTTTTATATTAGCAGCTATGCTACTTGGTGTAGGTTCCTATGCACAAGGAACTATCAAGGTAGATGAAGTTGTAAACAATGTAGTCATGGGACCACAAGCTGGGAATAGAGACCTAGCTTTCGGTGTACAAAATATACTTGAAGAAGTAATTCAAGAAAAAGGTTATGAATTAGATCCAAACTCTACCAAAGTATTAAAAGTAGAATTACTATACTTTGATGTTAAGAGTACCAATATGCAAATAGCAGTCTACGGAAATACCGTAGAGGTAACAGAGATCGTTGCCGCAGCTAAAATAGTATTGGATGGAAAAGAATTAAAAACAGTTGTAGTTAAAGGACAAGCAAAGTCCATCTCATCATCCACTATTATAATAGATGAAGGAGGTAAGTTTTCTCAAACAAACGTTTCGTCAGCATTAAAAAAAGTATGCGAACAAATTATTGAAAAACTAAAACTATAATGAAAAAACTATTATTTTTACTACTATTTCCTTTACTATCTTTTGGTCAATTAATTATTGATCAATCTATCGTAGAACCAGGTCCATACACTGTAGGTCAGATTATTACAATCCAATACACAGTTGAAAGAGGATCATCAACTCCAAGATATTTTTGGTTAAGATACCAATACTCTAACAAACATTTAGAGTACGTTGCAAACAGTACAGTGTTTAGTCAAGGATCATCATCTCAGACTTTCTATACTGGATGGAGTAACTACTCATTCAATCAAAATCCACAAATTGGAGTAGGTGAATTATACAATCAGTATAAATCAACACCATGGGGATACCAGTCTAACATGGATTGGAACGTAGGGCAGTTGACAGTACAAAGAACAGATGCTCCTATTGACGGAGTTATTGCTACTCAAAAATACAAAATACTAGACAATACTGTCTATAATAATATACACAAGTTCGACTTATCCTATGCTGTAAATGCAGATGGTACTTATGTAGACCCAATCGGATCTAGAGTACTTTGGATGGGAGTACCTGGTACAGTAACAGGTCAGACTTCTTCATTTAAAGTAAGAGTATCGTTCCCTTCAAGTCACACAAACATTGTAGAACAAAAAGTACAAATCATGCCTCTTACTTCAGCAGGTGTTATTGATTGGACTACTGCTTCTCAACCTTTAGCTATTCAGAATTTAAACGCACAAGGTGAAGCTACATTTACCAACTTCAAAGTAGGAGATAAGTTCGGAGTAGTAATTGTACCTGCATTCCAAAAACCATTCCTAAACGATATTGTAACTGTATCGGATGCTTACAAAGCATTCCTAGCAATTTCAGATGTAGGTCTTACAGGAAACAGTACTACATTTGCTTATCCTGCTCTACAAAAGATAGTAGGTAACGTAACAAGAGGAGATGGTAACTTCGATAATAACGATGCTTATTACCTATTTGCTCACGTAATGGGAATTAATGTAGATACAAATGCATCAATACCAAGTTCAACAGCAACATCACTAGGATTCATCTCAGGTAAAAAAGCAGATTGGGCAAATGGTAATATAGGAAACTACGCAGTTGAGATTACATCACAACAACAAGCTGAGGATTTTGCTTATGCTTATAGAGGTGATTTAGATTTCTCTCACTCATCAGACCCATCAGTAACCTCTTCTACTACAGGTAAACTAGGCACACTTTCTTATACAGCTAAAGTACAAGCTAACGCAGTAATGAGTTTAGCTTCTAAATTAGAAAACGGTAAAGTAGTAATCAATGCAACTCTTTCTGATTCAGATTTATCTGGAGTACAAGTAGTATTAAAATACGATACAGATAAGCTAACATTGGATGATGTTAAATTTGATACAGGAAATACTGTAACTAACTTCTCAACTAACAAAGACGGAAGAGTTACTTTCGGATCAATCGATCAAACTAAGACAGGAAAGGTTAGAGCAGGTATTCCATACAAAATTACTTTTACACCAAAATCAACACTAACAAATACATCAGGATTGTTCTACACTGTATTAGCAGATGCTGTTAAGCCAGATGGAACTAAAGTAAACTTGACAGTGGAGTAATATGAAAAAATTAGTTTTACTTTTACTACTACCATTTATAGGATTCGGACAGAGGGTATCTGCTCCGGATTCTAAGTCTTTCCTACTTAGTACAAGTGGACAGGACGCAAGTGGATTTGTATTAAATGGATTTGCACCTTCTGCGACTGTATTAGCATCAATCAGTTTAGTAGAGTTTCCAACAGGTACTACATTCTACCTAAGCAGTTATACAAACCTAACTCCAGCAAGTGGATTTGGAATGGTAGGGAATAAGACTCGTTTGGTATTCACTGGAACGATGTCAAGTATCAATACGGCATTAGCATCTCTAAAAGTAAACACAGGTTCAGTAACAGGTAATGTTAAACTATCAGTAGCTGCAACAATTAATCCAACAGGATTTTATTACAACGGGGTAAATGGTCACTTCTACAAACCAGTAACAACAGGTGCATTTTACAAAGATGCAAGAGCAGCATCACTATTATCAACGTTTAAAGGACAGACCGGCTACCTAGTAACAATTACCTCAGCTTCAGAAGATGCTTTTATTCAAGCAAATGTACCTCAAACCAATATATGGTTTGCTTGTACAGATGAAGTAATTGATGGTAGATGGGTAATTGATGCAGGACCAGAAAAAGGTACAGTAATTAAAACATCAAACCCAAATAGTGGAAACGTTGTAGGACAATACAACAACTGGGCAGGTGGTGAACCGAATGGATATAATCATGGTGAGGATTATGCGGTAACAAAGTGGAATGGTAATCAATGGAACGATCTAGCAAACAACTGGTACAATCCATATGTAATTGAATACGGAACTTGGACTAATCCTGATGATGCTACCTTTACTGAGTTCTATACTAATAGTACTTCACATACAGCAGGAGATGTGTTTAATGTTAAGTTTAATTTTAACTTTGGGATTCTTGATGAGACTAAATTCTCAACTAAGATGTTCTACACTCCTCAAGGAAGCACAACTCTACTACCTGTAACAGCAAGAGCATATACGGCACTAAATGCTTTAGGAAAAGTTGACATGACATCAGACTCAGATTCAACAAAGCCTAACATGGTACTTGCATTCGCTCCTTTCACCTCAACTAATCTGATATCACTATACGATCAGATAGTAACAGTATCAGATGTATACTTAGCATTTAAGGAATTAGCAAATGGAGGTATAATGGGTAACCAATCAGGGAATGAATTTACCTCAGGAATGCAATACATAAATGCAGATATAGATTCAAATAGCATATTTGATGAGGCTGATTGTTTCAGATTACTTCAGCATTTGACTGGAGATAGAGTATTAATAGAATCACCAACTCTTTCAAACACAATGGAGTTGATAGAGAATCCAAGTCTAATTACAAAAACAAACTGGTATACTTTTACTAACTCAACTAGATCAACATACCCTGTAACAGTACAGTCTGGAGTATTTTCTTACAACTATACTTTAAATGTATCATGGAAAGGAGACGTTAATCTATCTCATACAGCAAATGCTTCAACAGGTAAGCTAACTACTCTAAGTAGTAAAACAGCCACAAGCGGCATACAAGCATCTTTAGTGACTGAGCAAATAGACGGTAAAGTCTATGTGACAGTTAAACTAGATCCATTAAAAGAATCAGTAGTAGGAACCCAGTTTAGATTAGATTACGATAACACACTCTTGCAATTTGAGAAAGTACAATCAACAGCTAAAGCTAACAACTTTGGTACAAATAGAGGAGAGTATATTAATTTTGGTTCACTAGTAAGCGACGATACAATATTGGATAGTACAGTAGAGTATAGACTCACATTCAAACCAATACAGACTCTAGTTAACACTTTAGGATTAACATCCATATCGTATACGGATGCTGTTAGTAAAGAGGGAGTGCAACTTAAAATAACAATGATGTAATGAAAAAAATGTATCTTATTTTCCTACTAATGATAGTAGCATGTACATCAGACGAACTACAACCAGAACCTGTAGTAGTGAAGGATACTTTTGAGTTAGTAGAGAATACGGTAACAGATAGAAGTGCAATTACCTTTACTCTAGAAAAAGAAGGAATATACACACTTACCTTATCAGACGGTAAGCAAGTAGTATCGAGAGAGAAGTTCGTTGGAAAACAGGGGAGAAACACTTTAACCCTATATACTCGAACGATACAAACTAAATATTTATACTTAGAATTACAAGATAGTTACAATAATCAAATAGGTAAAACAACCATAATAATTAAATAAAGAAATGAAAAAGCTATTTATAATAGTCCTAGGAATTGTAACCTTTGCAGGATGTACAAACGACGAGATTGCTCCTGAGGTAGCACAAACAGTAAAACCTGAATTAGTAATCGCTACAGCATCTGGTATTAAACTGGAGTCAGCATTCACAACTGTAGAAGTTGCAGTAAACGCTAAAGTAGCTACAGCAGGAAAAGCTGTAATAAAAATATACGATATCTCAAATAGAGTAGTATCGAAAGAAGAGATAGATGTAGTAGCAGGAGACAACGTACTTAAAGTACATACTGCAATCCTACCTTCATCAGCATATAGAATATCGCTAACTGATGCAACAGGAGTTGTTGTAGGAGTAGCAGACTTTAATAAATTGTAAACTAAATAAAAATGGCAGAAGAACAAGAAACAACAGGAGGATCATTGAAGAATATCCTAATTGGATTAGTAAGCACTATTACTATTGGAGTTGGTGGTTTTATCACAAACAAGCTAACAGGAGGTGAAGAAGAGGGAGCTAAAACAGAAGTAGCAGCACCTGCACCAGTAATCAATATTACAAACTCAAATCAACAATCTCAGCAAGCAGCAGCAGGAGGTAAAACTGTAATCATCAAAGAGAAAGCAGCACCTTCATCAGCAGCTCAACCTGCAGCTCAACCAGCACCTGCTAAACCAGTTAAAACTGAAACTGAGAAGAGAAAAGAAGAAATGGACTGGTAATTATGGAACAGCTACTTACATTTATAGGAATCATAAGTATGCTTATCTTAGCAATACTAATAAACTCAGCAATACTATTTTTAGGTTCTTTCATAGGAGGAGTGGCTTATCATGTTATTAGAGGGACAAAGAAAGGATGGTCATTACCTAAGGAAGTAAAAGACAGACACTCATGGTAAAGAAATTAATACTAATGGCCTGCATTCTTGCAGGTCCACTTGTCTTTGGGCAAGTGATCGGAAAAACAGTTACAGAGGATTACCAAGCAGGATTTGAAGGTAAAGAGTCAATCTACACCCTACCTGAGTACAATGGTAAGCCAATACCTGTAGCATTGTTGGAGATTGGAGTTAACAAAGAAGTACTTGATCAGTATCCGGACCTAGCAGATTACCGTGTAGGATTAGGACTTACCAATATCGTTGTAGCATACCTAGAAGAGACATTTAGATTTGAATTTGTTGAAACAAAAGATGCTATTAAGGACAGAATGGTTGCTCAATACAAAGCATCTCAGAAAGGATTATCTACTGAAAAGATAGAGTTAAAAGGAAATATTGTGTTAGCAAAGTACTTTTGCTACATTGAAGTATATGATTTCTCAATCTCAGAAGATGAAACAATCAACTTAAAAGACGGAGTAAAAAATAAACTAGTTACTAGATTAGGCCTACAAGTTAAGATGGTAGATGCTCAATCAGGAACTTACATGTCTGGAAGTGGATTAGGTAAGTCAGTTACAACAAGAGAGATGACTTTACTTAGCAACGAGAATTTAGAAGAAGTAAAATTCAATCAATCTAGTATTGGTACTGCAACTAAAAAAGCATTGGAGTCAGCAACAGCAAAGGTTGTTAAAAGAATGATTCAGAAACAAGTCTTTACAAACTAAGATTGAAAAAAATACTTTACATACTATTCCTACTTGTAGGATTCTGTACCTATGGTCAAACTGTAACTCAAACCTACTACGATAAGTGTACAGGAGAAACAAAGGTGTATGTAATTCCAATCCAAGGATCAACAGTAGTTACATACTACAATAGATCTACAACCGTCACTTTAGCTGACGTACAATCAGGTGCATTCAGAGCTTGGTTAGAGGCTACCTACATATGGTGGTCTACTTACAATCCATGCTCTGTAACTCAAACTACACAAACTGTAGCACAACAAACAACACAACAAGCATCACAGGCCGCAACAGCAGCAGCAAGTGCCGCAGCATCAGCTGCAGCCGCTGCTAGTGCTAGTGTACCTGTACCTACGGTAAGTGTTCCAGCAGCTCCACCATCACCACCACCTACATCTACTCCTCCACCTACTTCAAGTACCTCAACTAGTTCAAGTTCAAGTTCAAGTAGTTCAACAACTGCAGAACCAAAAACTGAAACTAAGACAGAAACTAAGACAGAAACAAAATCTGAAACTAAGTCTGAAACTAAATCAGAAGAGAAGAAAGAAGAATCAAAAACTGAGTCTAAGGAAGAAAAGAAGGAGGAAAGTAAAGAAGAAACTAAGGAGGAGAAGAAAGAAGAAAAGAAGGAGGAGAAAAAAGAAGATAAAAAGAAACAACAGACAACTCAACCAGTACTTATAGCTGCTAACTTAATGGCTATGCAAAACTTAGATGGTACTTTCAACCAAGTAGCATCATTCGGACTATCTCAGAGCTCATTAACAGGTGAAACATCCTATAGTGCAAACGCAATGATATGGTCTAACTTGAAACAGTTTTCTCTAGCTTTATCTAAAACAACTATCCTATTTAACTACGATAGGAAAATACCACTTAAGATAAAAGGAGTTGAGTATGGATCGTATTATGGTAAAGGATCGATAAACAAAATAACTGGAACAAACCTTACCGCAATGCTGATGTTTAATACAAAGGTAGTCTCAGTAGGAACTAACGAAGTATTTTTACTTAAGAAAGGATTAGTAGCAGGGTATGCTATAGGAAATACTATCATCGTAATGGAGGACAATATAATGCTATCTCCTTCACTAACTATGTTTGCTACTAAACCATTTCCATTTAAAAGGTATACAATCTCTCCTATGGTTGCTACATCGTTTTCTAATATAAGTTATGCATCTCAAACAAATAAATTTGCTTTCAACAAATCGTTTACCTATATTATAGGATCGAACTTCGATCTTAACTTAACACAAAGGTTCAAAGCTAACCTAGGAGTTAATGTAATAGGAAATACTAACCCAGACGTCCCAATGACGTACGCAATAACAATAGGTTCTAAGTTACAACTTTAAGACTTATAATTATTTACAATGAAAGAAAATACACTATCGGATGATACGCAAGAACTTCTTGACAAAATTAAACAAACCCGCAAACACAAAGAGGCTCTACCACTTGTAGAAGAACTCGAAGAAGTACTCCACCAACAGGAAGAACAGCACCAGAAGAAGGAGGATACCCTTCAAGTTCAAATAACTCAACTAAAGGAGGAAAATAAACGACTAAATCGTTTGTAGATCGAAAAAGTATTCGTACCTTTAGGGTATGGAAGAACACAGATTTAAGTTTAGAGGAAAGACCTATCAGCTCACAGATAAGTGGGAAGAGACTATGGTAAACGATTCTAAGGACTTTCAACTATTTCAATTCAAATCTTTAATAAAAGCACATGATTACGATACTGTAAAACGTAGAGTAATAAATCAATTAAAGTTTGGATATCTGGAAGAAGTTCCGTATATTAAATAATAATCAAAAAACAAAATACATGTCTAAAAATTCAGCAAAGAGTCAGTACACTCAACTTATGGAGTGGATTCCAACACTAAAGAGCAAGAGAGCAGCAGAAATTATTGCAAGAGATCAACCAGGAGGTAAATTCTCAAAAGCAGACTATTACAAAAAACAAGGAGCATAAGCATGTTTTGGCAATATGGTGCTATTTATAATAAAAGCACCATTATGCAAAAAACAGAACAAGTATTACTAGGGCCGTATAGGTCGTATCTAGAGTTCATAGAGCATTGTAGAGGAAAGGATTATGGTAGCGAGTTAGTGTTGCATAGGCATCACATAGTCCCCACATTTATACATACAGATCCATATTACAGTCAAAAAGTGGTACTATTATCGGTAGAGGATCACATAGAAGCCCATTACCTAATGTCTAAGTGTTTTGATGAAGGAAGCTATGAACAGATAGGCAACCTACGAGCAGTTAAGCTACTAAGTAAAAAATCGGTAAAGTATAAAGAGGATCTTGAAAAAATATACCAGTCACAGAGAGGAGACAGCAATCCAGCCAAGCTCCCTGAGAATAGGTTGAAGATTACACAAGGACTTATTAAACACTTTACTGAGAATGGTAACCCTAGGGCAGCTAAGTCTTATGAACAAATATACGGAGATAGGGCTGAAGAAGAGAGGTTAAAAAGAAAAAAAGCAACAAGAACCCCTGAGGAGTATAGAAGAGCAGCACAGAAAACAGCTGCTAAATTGAGAGGTAGAGTTTCTCACAATGCACAGGAAGTGCAATATAGAGGGCAGACTTACAGAAGCTATGCACAAGCAAGTAGGGAGACGGGAGTAAGTATTTATCTAATTAAACAACAAATACAAAATGGCAAAAAAAGTAATTAAATTCTGGGCTAGCTTTTGCGGACCTTGCAGAGTATATGCACCAGTCTTTGAAAGAGTAAAACAAGAACTACAAAACGATATTGAGTTCGTAGAGGTAAACGTAGAGGATGATCCTGAGAATCTATCAGGTGAATTTAAAGTACGAGGTATTCCACTTACAGTAGTCCTAGAGGACGGACAAAAGGTAAAAGAGAAGTCAGGTAGATTATCTGAAGCAGAGTTAAAAGAATTAATCTTAAACTAAAAACAAAGCAAATGTTACGTAATCCAAACACAATCCCAGCAGGGGATATTCTAATTGAAGATGCAGTCTTAGAACCATACTTCATTGTAAACGCCAACTCAGGAGGATACACAGTATACGAAAGAGTAACTAGAGGAAAGGGAGACAACGCGTATTTGCGTACGGTTTGTTATCCATCTACATTCAACCATGCACTTAAAGTTATTGCCAAAGAGAAGCTAAATACTGGTGATAACACCTATTATGGATCAATCAAAGAATATGTTGATCGTTGGGAGAGTATTACTAAGTCAATAGAGTCAGCAGTACAATTTCAGTTATAGTAGTAATGGGAGAGGTTATAAATCACATCTTTGGAACTTGCGGAGAAGGTCATCCAAGTCTTATTAATATTTCTGGAATATTAGTTGCAATAGGAGGATCTATTTCGTATGTTAGATATAAAATAAAATCACTATGGCACAAATAGCAAACACATCACTATTCGATTACTTAAGGAAACCGGCAGGTATTGAATTAGGAACTGCAGTATACCAAGCAGCTAGAACAGCAAGAGCTCCCATAGCAATAAGAGAGGTCACTACTAGAAAGTATAAAGGTAAAGTAGTTCTTTATACAAAAGAGTTCTTAGACGATTACTTTAAAAGTAGTAGTGTATTAACATCAACAAATAATAAGTATATGAACGAAACAAACAACAGCTTATTCGCAGCATCAGGAACAGCAACCCTGACAAACTCAGGATACTCAGGAACAGTAAATGGAAGTTCTAATTTCCTACTAGCAACGGATACCGCATTAGGATACTCAGGAACATCTATTACAACAATTACAAATGGATCAGGATTAACCTTACAAGGTAATTCAACAATTAATTATTCAACAAATCAATTTCAAAACAATATGAAACCAACACAAGTAAAAGTAGCAGTATTTACAATCACAAGAGATGAAGATACTAACGAAATCAACTCAAGCAAGTTCTTAAAAGAGCTTTGGGTTGAGCAAAAGAACGGAGTATCAATTGACTTAGTTGTTGCAAAACACCTAGATAAAGACTTCGATCCAGAAACTACAATTATCAAAGTACTTTCTACAGTTTCTTTCTAATAAAAAATAGGTTAAACATTGAATACCTTTGTAATAAGGCGAACTCGGTAGTGCGGGCAGTGCTAGGAATAAAGCATGAAGCAAAGAAGATGTGATGAAATTTCACTCCCCTATTACATAAAGATACTATCAGTAATGGTAGATGTGTTGTTCCCTTGAGAAAGGAATACCAAAACCGCACATGCAATAGGTAGGAGCGAGTTAGGTCTACACAACACAAATGAGTTCTCAGCTTGACCCTACTCTTACCGCAATTCTTATGGCGTAAAATCTATAAGCGGGATATGAAAGAGGGTGCTAAAAATAATTTACCAACGCTCGCTGTTAGGTACGATCAGGTTTGATCACCCGAAGAATCAAAAAAAGGGTTAATAGTAAACGTGCAAACCAGTAACCCCGAAAGACACAGGTTGGTAAAAAAGTCAGGTGGGCGTAATGAGGGATTGGTCCCGAGTCCTTTAAGGTTGCTTATCCGGTTCGAGTCCGGCCCTGACTTCAAATTTTAAGATTACCGTTCTTTGAAATTAAAGCAACAGAAATTATGGAAACACTTATAACATTTGGTTTAGGTGCAGGTACAGTTCTTATTATAGTAGGAGTTGTGGCTGTGGTTAAGTTAGTAAAACAAGTAAAAGCATTAAAACAAACAACAACAGACATAGGTAACACTATGACACAGGAAGTGCAACATCTTCATCACAGAATAGATGAAACAGACAGAACTCTAAACTCAGCAATAGATTCTAGGTTAGATAGATTAGAGACAAAGATTACAAGAGAATACAAACAATTAATAAAAGGATAAAATAATAAAAGAACGGTATCTTAAAAAAAAATAAAACAACTGTTGCATATTAAAATAATAGTTCGTATATTTATCTAAGATAACAACGAAAGATATATTATAAAAAATAAATCAAGCAACTGTTGCATTGGAAAGAAAAAAGTAGTATATTTATATATAGAACAAAAATAAAATGAAAGCACAACAAAACATACATCAACTTAATCTTACAGCGCAGAGAGCCATTAGTATATGGTCGGACTCGTTATGTGGATCAGATACTGTGATTGGCTTTACATATAATAACGAACCGAAACGAGGAGGTACCGAGGTATAGTATGATATAATAAAAAATACATATTATTAGTAAGGTACCCGAATCAAAAAAAGATTCGGGTTTTTTATTAAAAAAAATTAAAAAAAAGTTGCTACAAAGGAAAAAAGGTAGTATCTTTATCAAGAAGAAAAAAGGGGCGGTGGTAAATTGGTAAAGCACTCGATCGTGTAGATCGAGGAAGAGGTTCGATTCCTCGAAGTAATGTAACAATTACGAGTATGGTACTATTGTAGGTTCGAGTCCTACCTGCTCCACAAAATAGTTCATTGACATATTGGATAAAATTAAATGGAAGGTATCTGGCTGGATCAAGAGCCACTCTTGAAAAGTGGTAGCGGGTAGTACCGTTGTGGGTTCGAGTCCCACACCTTCTTCTTTAGTGCCCATTCGTATACCGGTTAGTACACTTGTCTTTGACACAAGCGGAGGTAGTTCAATTCTACCATGGGCAACAAATAGTTGTAAGTATTGAAGGCCTATCCCAACACTTGATCAGTAAGTAGGACGGTTAGTAAAGAAAGCATTATCAGTAAGTAGTGGAGAAATCCATGCGGAGAAAACGATGCAAGACGCAAGCACAGGGAACCAGCCCGATGGCTTTGCTTACGAATACTATAGTAGTTTTGAGATGGGCGAATTCTACTTTAAAAAAATAATCCCTTCACCACTGGTAGTAGAGGAGCCCGGTTTATCTCGCTGGCCTTGGACGCTAGAGCACGCAGGTTCGAATCCTGCCTACCAGACGGAGAGAGACTGTTACTAATTCATAGAACTATAGAGTGCTTGCATAGAATTAGATCTGCCCTCTAGGCTTTAAAGTGAAGCACCTAGCTTTTAACTAGGGTAAGAAGGAGCATTACCTTCAGGGGGTACAAAAATTGCCTCGTTGGTGTAATGGAAGCGTATTTGTTTTACATGCAAAGGGAGATAGTTCGATTCTATCACGAGGCACCATAGGGGTTCGCACTACACTGTAGAGATTTAGGAAGTGCATTTGGGGACGACAGGCAAGGTGCCGAGCAGGTCTGTAAAACCTCACTGGGATGGTTCGATTCCATCCGGCCCCACAAACAAGGAAACACTCCAGAGTTGGTAAGCGCTTATCGGGACTCAAGAGAATTAAAGTTACAGATGGGTGCGTAACGCCTTGGACTACTAAGAATGAATGATACGAGCCTCCAAAGTTCGAAAGGAGTCAGGTAGTAGTCAAAATTGGACCTTTGGTATAGCTGGTGCGTACGCTAGTCTGAAGAACTAGAGGAACAGGTTCGATTCCTGTAGGGTCCACGAAGAAGGAGCTGTGGGTTCGATTCCCACCTGACTCGTTGAAAGCGGGTCGGTAGAGAAATGGCTACACTCGCCTTCGTATGGATTGTTAGCTCAGAGGCAGAGCGGTTGTTTGTTAGGCAACGGGTCGGGATTTCAAAATTCCCACAATCCTCAAAATTGATCTGAAGCTTAAGTGGTATACAGCGGAGGTTTGTTAAACCTAGGATAGCAGGTTCGAGTCCTGTCAGATCAGCAAAAACAGGTAATTAGCTCAATTGGTTAGAGCACTCGCCTGATACGTGAGAGGTTATAGGTTCGATTCCTATATTACCTACAATGGAAAGTAAATCAACATGGTGTTGAGTCCGCCTGCTAAGCGAGGCGTTCGGGTAACCGGATTCAGTTCGATTCTGATTCTTTCCTCAGAAAATGAGAATAATGAGGCCTGTATCACTCATACCTTTGCAAGGGTAAGCAGGACAATGCCGACTTGATCTAGGATCGAGAATATCTCATAAGTATTCTCAGACAAGAGCGTAACTTGTAGTCGGTACTAAATTGGAGTGGTGGAATCGGTAAACACCTTCCCTATCCGGCAGAGATAGGCACACTAGGCTGAGGATGCAATAAACTCAGTGCAGGTTCGAATCCTGCTTCCAATTTTTAATATGGTGGTTCTAGCTTAATTGGTAAAGTGCTTGACTGTGAATCAAGAGAACAGGGTTCGAAACCCGGTATCACCCCTTAGACTTTTTGAAATATTAGCCTATTTATTATAAACAATAGATATGGCTAATTTCAAAGAGCAAAAAAGACACCACTTTACTTATAGGACAACAAACCTAGTAAATGGTCGGTACTATCTGGGAATGCATTCAACTAACCGTATAGATGACGGTTACTTGGGAAGTGGTAAGAGGTTGTACTACGAACTGAATAAGTACGGTAGAGACAATTTTAAATTTGAAATACTGAAGCAATTTAGCTCAAGAGAGGAGTTAGTTCAAGCTGAGATTAATTTGATCACAGAACAGGATTTAAAAAATCCAAACTGCCTAAACTGTAAACCAGGAGGTAACGGAGGATTCAGTAGCTCAGATGCAAAGAAGGGACAAGCTGCAGGAACATTAGTAAGGAATCAAAAAATGCTACAAGATCCCGAATATAGGAAAAGAATTACAGAGGCTGCTTCCACTAGGAGAAGGGAAGAGATAGAGCAAGGAAAGTACTATCCTTTACGTAACTTCTGGAAAGGAAAACAACATAGACCAGAGAGTATTGAAAAAATGTCCAACACACGGAAGGGTAGTAGTGTAGGAAAAGGAGTAGCAAACTCACAGTACGGTACTTGCTGGATTACAAACGAAGTCAATAATAAAAAAATATATAAAGGCGATACAATCCCAGAAGGATGGAGATTGGGAAGACGACTTAGTAAATAACATCCCTGTGGTGAAATGGTAAACACAACGAGTTTAAGCCTCGTAAGCTGCAGGTTCGACTCCTGTCAGGGATACAAAATTAAAGTGGCGGAAAGGTAGACGCTGTGGTAACTTTTTATAGTTCAGCACCTAGTCGACTAGGTTACAGGTTCGAATCCTGTCTTTAATTTTAATTGGTCTTGTAGCATAAATGGAAATGCACTTGAATACGAATCAAGAGATTGTAGGCTCGAATCCTACCAAGACTTCAACTGCCCTATTAGTTAAACGGATATAACGAATCTCTTCTAAAGATTAGTTCTAGGTTCGATTCCTGGATAGGGTACAAAATGCGTCTGTGGTGTAATGGTAACATACCGGTCTCCAAAACCGATGATAAGAGTTCGATCCTCTTCAGGCGTGCAAAATAAATTGTTTCACTAAAAAATGTAAATCATGAACAAGTATCAAAAGACACTAGTAGTGGATTCAAGCTTTATGGCAAGAAGTATTATCAGTACTGAAAGAGCGTTCGTGATTTCATATAAAGGTAATGCTGAAATAGTAGCTGAGCATCCAGAGACATTCGGATTAGTAAATCCACAATTAGAGATATTTAAACCATCTATCATCAGAGTGTTTAAGTACGTAAAACAAAACATCCACAAAGTACCTCTAACAAGAGAGAATGTATACCGAAGAGATAACTTCGAATGTGTGTACTGTGGAAACAGTCACATCAAATCATTGACATTAGATCACGTGATTCCTCAATCAAAAGGAGGAAAAGATAGTTGGGACAATTTAGTGACCGCATGTAGAAGCTGCAATAGTGAGAAAGCAGACTTAACATTGGACGAATACGGAAAAGAGATTCCAGAACCTAAACGTCCCCACTATTTAATGTTGATGAAACAAATGCATGACATACCAAAAGAATGGGAAACATTTTTATTTTTTTAGTAAAAAAAGTTGCTAGAAAGAATTAAAGTTCGTATCTTTAAGTATAAAACAAATAAGATATGAAAGGGATAACATATATTGCATCAGCTAATCCATCACCCGAAGCAATTGAAAGAATGAACAAAAGAGCTATCAAAAGGGATGAAAGAATAAAGCAAATGCAAAAGGATTATGAATCAGGAAGATTTAAGGATATTATAGATTCCTTATAACAACACCACCTACTACGTAGTCACTGCAGGATAACACGTACAGCCAAGGAAGAAAAGGTCAGGCTAGGTGAATAGGGGCAAGGTGGCCATGGAGACCGGTAGCATTGCAAACGCTACAGACAGAGTTCGATTCTCTGCTTGCCCTCTGTAGAGCTGTTTTTGTATTTCCTTCCTATTTATTAGAAAGGAAGTACATCATGGCAAAGAAAGAATACGGTACAAGAAAAAAGTACCATTTCATTTATAAGACGACAAATCTACTAAGTGGAAGATATTATATAGGAATGCATTCAACGGATGATTTGAATGATGGATATTTAGGATCTGGAACATATTTAAAAAGATCGATAAATAAACATGGAAAAGAAAATCATTCCATTGAGATCTTAGAGTATTTAAACTCAAGAGAAGAATTAGCAGCAAGAGAAAGAGAGGTAGTATCTCTTCAAGAGATTGCTAAAAAAGAATGCATGAACTTAAAAGTCGGAGGATCGGGAGGATTTAGTAGGGAAGCTTCGTTAAGAGGATCCCAAAAAGGAAATGCTACTCATACCAGAAGGCTTAAAGAAGATGAGGAGTATTTAGAATACAAGATTAAACAACTGACAACAGGCTTTGCAGAAAAGTGGAAAACAGACTCCGAATTCAGGCTAGAGGTATTAGGGAGATTATCCTTTAAAGGAAGAACTCACACAGAGGGGACTATTCAAAAAATGAAACAATCTCACAAAGGTGCAGGAAAAGGAGAACTAAACTCTCAGTATGGAAAATGCTGGATTACAAACGAAGTAGAAAACAAAAAAATATACAAAGGAGATTCAGTACCGGAAGGATGGAGATTAGGAAGAAAGTTTAAAATAAATTAAAAAAAGGTTGCTAGATACAAATAAAGTTCGTATATTTAAGTATGAAAGATAAAGAGATTATAATAATGAAAGCAAGAAGAGTAGAGCAATCATATTCTCTAATTAGTAAAATGCTTTATGATATGATATTTAAGGTTCGACCCTCTACCAAATGTACTACACCTACAGATGGACATCGAGAGGGAGCTACCGACTGATAAGTGACCGCACATGCGGTAAAATGATTAGGTGGCGGAATGGCAGACGCATAGGTTTTAAAGTGCCGGTAATCAAGACGAGTGTATAGGCAATAGAAGCTCTGAGAGAAAAACACACCTATCACAGGTTCGATTCCTGTCCTAGTCTCAAAATAAATGCCCGAGTGGTGGAACGGTAGACACGCTAGTCTTAGGAACTAGATACTGAGGGTTCGAATCCCTCCTTGGGTACAATAGATAGGTCTCAAAGTGGTTGAGATATTGGTAGACATAATTGCTCGGAAGAGCTAGACTAAGCATCTAGTCCGCCTATCGCATTAAAATTAGAGTTAGCTTATAGCAAAGCAGCAGGGGCTAACCTGCAGAACGGATACGAAACCCGACTCTAATTATTTGGTTCTGACGCATAAATGGTGGTGCACAGGCTTTGTAACCCTGAATAGAATCGGTTCGATCCCGATCAGAACCTCAGCAGTCATTTGAGCTAGTACTAGGACAATGACTATCAACGGAGGAAGCTAGTCTCACGGTTGGTCCTGTAGGTTGCGACGTAGGTCCGTAAAAGTGAACCCCTACCAGGTAGAGTAGGTCAAACACCAGTAAGTGGTTAAGCTCTACCAAACTGCAGATGTCGTATAACGGCTATTACTCTTGACTTCCAATCAAGGGATCGGAGTTCGATTCTCCGCATCTGCTCCAAAATAAAAGTGTCGCAATACGCGATAGCACTCATCTGATAGATCAGTCAGAAGAAGAGACTTCGGAGGTATCAAATCCTTAGCTTTTATTTTAAACGCTGCGTTAGTGAAGAGGTAAACACGTATCACTTTCTATGATAAGGCACGGGTTCGAACCCCGTACGCAGTACAAAGTGTTGTTCCCTTGAGGAAGGAATTATAAACCATGATTAAAGGCGTAGAAATGAATCTAATGTACGCACAGCACAGAGGAACTCAACCTCAAATTGGCCCTATCGTCTATCGGTTAGGACATATGGTTTTCATCCATAAAAGTCGGGTTCGACTCCCGGTGGGGCTACAAGGGTTAGGAGCAACGTGTCCCCTTAATTGCACAATGTTGACACTGGAAAGACAGATGGTGGTTGACGGCTCGGAACAGACGAGCATTTGGGGCTGTAGCTCAACTGGATGAGCGCTATCCTTGCACGATAGAGGATGTGGGTTCGACTCCCATCAGTTCCACAAAAATAATAAGCGAGGTAAGACTGGTAGGCTTTTAATCCTAAACCTCGAAAGAGGAGGGAGAGGCTAACGAAAGAACCGAACGAGTAGTTAGTTGAAGGGATTTACTTGAAGGTTAAGTTTGGTGTAGAGTAAATTGTGTACCTTATTATTTTAATTGGTCTATTAGTACAGAGGTAGT